ACATTTGCTGCTGAATCACTTGCTTGTGTTGGTGCTGCAGATACTATTGATGTAGTTATCGCTGGTGCTGCTGCTGCTACTGGACGCCTTCGTGTCTATGCAGTGATTGCAGATGTTTCTGCTGCTCACACTGAGGCTGCAGTAGCTCAACGTGATCTACTGTAATAAACCTACATACTTTGGGGCTGGCTATATGCTGGCCCCATTAGTGTATCAAACTTATGCAACAAAAAATTCTTGGGGTATAAGAGACTTATTTAGGAAATATAATGGCTCTTACTTTTCTTACATTAACTAATAGTACCATTACTCGTATGAATGAAGTAGAGCTTACATCTACTACTTTTACTAATGCTAGAGGTGTACAAACACAATGTAAGAATGCAGTTAATGAGTCAATACGGTATATTAACCAACGTGAGTTTGGTTATTCTTTTAATCACGCTACTAATTCTTCTACTTTAGTGGCAGGACAAACTAGGTATACAATACCCACAAGCACTAAATCTATAGATTATAGCACAGCTAGAATTAAAAAAGATTCTGATCTTAATGTATCAGGCAACAGTCTTACAACATTAAATTACAATGAGTATATTCAAAATGGACTTGCTGATCAAGAAGACGATGTTATTGCTACTACACTAAATGGTTCTCATTCTAGCTCTGTAACCACACTAACTCTCACATCTACTACAGGTCTTGATACTGCTGGTACAGTGCATATAGGTGGAGAACAAGTAACATACACTGGTATTTTAGGTAATGATATTACAGGGTGTACACGTGGTGCTAATAGTACCACTGCTGCTACTCATTCAAGTAGTGTTGCAGTTACACAATTTGAAGATGGTGGTGTGCCTAGAAGTATTGTACGTACCCCTGATAATAACTACCTTCTTCATCCCTATCCAGATAAAGCTTATACATTAGCTTTTGATTTCTATACATTTCCTAGTAATTTATCTGCTCACGATGATACAACAAGTATTCCTGACAGATTTGCACCTGTTATTGTAGATGGTGCTTCAGCTTATGTTTATCAGTATCGTGGGGAAATGCAGCAATATCAATTAAACTTTGCTAGGTTTGAACAAGGCATTAAAAATATGCAAAGCCTTCTTATCAACAAATTTGAATATGTTAGGTCTACTGTTGTGCTTAGGCCACGTGGTTCTGTCAACTTTATGTCTGGTGTTATTTAATGCCAGATAGTTCTCAAACACAACCTGCTGCATTTAATTGTGAGGGCGGTCTAGTAAAAAACCGTTCTACTTTTCTTATGCAACCGGGAGAAGCATTAGAGCTAGAAAACTTTGAGCCTGATGTTGAGGGTGGCTATAGAAGAATAAATGGACATCGTAAATACGTAAATCAAATAGTACCTCAAACATCTTCTAGTTCTGAAAAAATACTTATGGTTGCTAGTTTTGCAGATAAAGTATTAGCTGCTAGAGGTGAAAAAATATTTAGTTCTGCTTCTACTGAAGTTGCCTCTAAGATATCTTCTAGTACAGGCATGACAGGTTCTGGTACTATTACAGTAGATAGCACTACAGGATTTTCTTCTAGTGGTACTATACAAATTAATGATGAAATTTTTACTTATACAGGTGTTACCTCCGTTACTTTTACAGGTGTAACTAGAGCTACTTCAAGTACTACTGCGGCTAATCATGCTGTTGATAATGTAGTATCAGAAGATTGGACAGAGAGAGATACTGGAAGAAGTAGTGCAGGTAAATACCGTTTTGAAAGATATAACTTTGATGGCAATGAAAAGATAATTGTTGTTGATGGTACAAATGCACCAACAATATTTAACTCTTCTGTTTCTGCAACTGACGTTAGTGAGAGTTCTGTAGCTGGTTCTACTATTGTAGTAGCATTTAAATCACATATGTTTTATGCAGGTAAATCTAGTACCCTTCAAACATTAGTATTTAGTGAGCCTTTTGATGAGGATGGTTTTAATTCTGGTGATGGTGCAGGTACTATTAAAGTAGATGATAACATTGTTGCTTTAAAAGTTTTTCGTGATGCACTATTTATATTTTGTGAAAACAGAATATTTAAAATGACAGGTTCTACTTTAAGTGACTTTGCAATACAACCTGTTACAAGAAATATTGGTTGTGTAAATGGAGATACTATTCAGGAATTTGCAGGTGACTTATTATTTCTTGGGCCTGATGGATTAAGAACTGTTGCAGCTACTGCAAGAATTGGTGATACTGCACTTGGATCAATTACACAAAATGTGCAGTCTATATTTGATGCTAACATTAAGAATGCTGCAATTTTTAATAGTGTAGTTATACCAGATAAAACACAGTATAGAATATTTTTCTCTAAAGAAGGTCAGGCAAATAGTTTAACAAAAGGTATTATATGTGTTCAACGTGCAGACAAGTATGAGTTTTCAGAAATACGTGGTATAAAACCTTCTGCTACAGACAGCCTAGTTATTGATGGTAATTCAACTGTATTACATGGAGATTTTTCAGGTTATATAAATCGTCAAGAAGCAGGAAATACTTTTGATGGAACCCCAATATTAGCTAGGTATAGAAGTCCAGATTTAAGTTTTGGTGATACTGGTATTAGAAAACACATGCAAAGAGTTATTATTAACTATAAACCTGAATCTGCTATTGATGCCGATTTGTTAGTACGTTATGATAACGAAGCTACTGAATCAGCAAGACCTGCAGCATATGCGTTAGACTCTTCATCTGTAGCTGCACAATTTGGTGTTGCCTTATTTAGTACTAGTAGTAGTGCTACACAGTTTGTTTTTGGTGGACCTTCACAGCCTTTAGTAAGACAGTCAGTGGAGGGTTCAGGCTTTTCTGTTGCATTAAGAGTAAATGATGGTGGTGAAACTGCACCATATTCCCTTAAAGGGTTTCAATTAGAGTATCAATTAGGAGCAAGACGTTAAATGGGTGCTACATATACAAGACAATCATCTTTTACTGATGGCGATGTTATCACCGCTGATCTGTTTAATAATGAATATGATCAACTTTTAGCTGCCTTTGCTGCAAGTACAGGGCATACACACGATGGTACTGCTGCAGAAGGTGGACCAATTACTAAACTGTTAGGCACTTCTATTACTATTGGTGATGCTACTTCAGGCACAGACATTACAGTAACATTTGATGGTGAAACTAATGACGGTGTATTTAAGTGGATGGAGGATGAGGATTACTTTGAGTTTTCTGATGATTTACTTATTGCGTCAACAGAGAAGATTCAGTTTCGTGATACTGCTATCTATATTAATTCTAGTACTGACGGTCAACTTGACATTGTAGCTGACAGTGAAATACAAATAGCTGCTACTACTATTGATATAAATGGTAATGTAGATATTTCAGGTACGCTTACTATTGGCGGTGCAGGTATATCAGAAGCAGAATTAGAGATACTTGATGGTGCTACTGTTACTACCACAGAAATAAATATTCTTGATGGTGATACAACTGCTAGTTCTACTACTGTAGCTGATGCAGATCGTGTTGTATTTAATGATGCAGGTACGATGAAGCAAGTAGCAGTAACAGACCTTGCTGCTTACTTTGACGATGAAATCACTGCAATGCCTAACTTAGTTACTACTGCTGCAACTACTGTAGGTGCATTAAATAGTGGTAGTATTACATCAGGCTTTGGTACTATTGATACAGGTTCTAGTACTATTACTACTACTGGATTAATTTCTGGTGGATCATTAGACATAGACGATGTTCTTATTAATGGTACTACTATTGGTCACACAGATGATACAGACTTAATTACTCTTGCTAATGGTGTAGTAACCATAGCAGGTGAAGTTTCTATGACTACCCTAGATATTGGTGGTACTAATGTTACTAGTACTGCAGCAGAACTTAATATCTTAGATGGAGTAACTTCTACTGCAGCAGAGTTAAATATTTTAGATGGAGTAACTTCTACCGCTGCTGAGTTAAATATTTTAGATGGAGTAACTTCTACCGCTGCTGAGTTAAATATTTTAGATGGAGTAACTTCTACTGCAGCAGAGTTAAACATTTTAGATGGTGTTACTTCAACAGCAGCAGAACTTAATATTTTAGATGGTGTTACATCTACTGCTGCTGAGTTAAATTTACTAGATGGTGTATCAGGTTTAGTACAAGCAGACTTTACTAAATTAGCTGCTGTAGATTCAACTGCTGCAGAACTTAATATTGTAGATGGTGATACGTCAGCTACTGCTACTACTGTAGCTGATGCAGATAGAGTAGTAATGAATGATAATGGCACTATGGTGCAGGTTGCTGTTACTGACTTAGCTGCTTACTTTGATGATGAGATTACAGCTATGCCTAATCTTGTTACTACTGCAGCTACAACTGTTGGAGCATTAAACAGCGGCAGTATCACTAGTGGTTTTGGTACTATTGATACTGGCTCTAGTGCCATTACGACTACAGGGGTAGGTTCATTTGGGTCACTAGACATATCTGGTGACATAGATGTAGATGGTACAACTAACTTAGATGTAGTAGATATTGATGGTGCTGTGAACATGGCAACGACTGCTCTCGTAACAGGCGTCCTGACCACCACGGCTGCGACTGTTTTTAATGGTGGGTTTGCTGCTAACGCTACTTCTACAATTACAACTGCTGATAACTTGTCGGGTTTAATTGTTGCCAGCACGGATGCTGATGCTAATGCTGGCCCTACAATTCAACTTAAAAGAGACTCAAGTTCTCCAGCAGATAACGATCTTGCAGGAAATATAATATTTGTTGCAGAAAACGATGCTTCTGAAGCTACTGTTTACGCAAACCTTGGAGCACATTTACAAGATGTCACTAACGGCACAGAAGATGGTAAGTTTTTTATAAACACAATAGTTGCTGGCGCAGAAAAAAGTCGTATGTTTATGCCCTCTACTGAAACTGTATTTAATGAAGAAAGTATAGACTTAGACTTCCGTGTTGAATCAAATGGCAACGCTAACATGCTTTTTGTTGATGGTGGATTTGACGGTGTAGGTATTGGTGTTGCTCCTATGGATGAGCAAGATGGGTTTACTACGTTACGCATTGCAGGTCCATTAAGTCTAAATGTAGATTCAGCAGGTGCTGGTGCAGGTGTCTACATGGGTAATAATGTTTATCGTGACGAAACCAATGATCGTTGGGAATATGTACTTGGAGACGAAGCAAGTCAATACTATCAAGCGAATGGTACGCATGTTTGGAGATATGCTGCTGCTGGTTCTGCTAATGCGGCTATAACTTGGACAGAAGCCATGCGCATCGACAGCAGCGGTCGGGTTGGAATTGGCACAGCGTCTCCTCAAACAGGTATTCATCTTGAAGCTGCTGATGGCACTGTAAACGGAACAATAAGGCTTACTGCTACGAGTGTCGCAAGTGCAGGTATGGCTGTGGATGCTAATGGTTTAAACTTTGGCGCTGACACTGGTGGTTTTGTTTTTAAAACTGGCGCTACCGCTAATGACCCATCAGATACTGGCACAGAACGTATGCGCATTGACAGCAGCGGCAACTTGGCAGTGGGGAATACGACTGTTATCGGAAGAATTACTTCCAATACTGCAGGCGGTACAGCATACGGTGCTAAAATAAATGCAAGTGGCTCTGGTATGGAGATAACGTCAAATGGCCTGTCCAACAGTATGACTGCGCTGATATTTAAGACCAACCACGGCACTGTTGGGTCTATTACTTGCAGCAACACAACAGCCTTCAACACCTCATCCGACTATCGCCTAAAGACTGACGCTAAACCTATGGCAAATGCAAGTGATCGTGTGCTGGCATTAAAACCAGTAAACTTTGAG